CCCAACGTATTAGAATAACAATGAATTGCTATAACATCACCTATTACTAATGGCAATAGTAAAGTTACAGATCCATCAATATAATTAAATGTATATTGTCGATCTCGAATCAATTGTTCATCATTTACATAAATGATAACTGATTGAAAACTTAATCTTGTTAAATCAAATTCAAACCCTATAGGATACTCAACATTAAAAGTATCAGTAACAGTAAATGTTCTTACTACTTTATTCTGCCCGTATCCAATCATATCAGATCGCTGATATGGAGATTTAAGATCTTTAGCAGTATTAAGAGTTTTTATAATTGAATCTACTGCATCGGCGGGAGATGTTTGACTATCAACTTGTACCAATGACCTTAAAAAATTCATTTTAAATTGATCGTATTGATTCCCAGCTGCTCGTATTGCATCGACTACATTGTGTTCTTTCTTACCAAAGAATATTTGTGAGAAAGAAATTGGGTTAGCGTTAATAACTAATCTTGATCCGTATTTTGTATAGTCTGATAAATCTCTTAAGTTAGTTCCATCATATGCAGAAGTTTTATTAACCATTGTGGATAAATGGTCTCCTAACTCACTTAGTGTTAGACTTATTGGTGAACCATTTAATGGATTATTTGTTAATCCTATTGGAGTTTCATAATAACCATTAGCATTAGGAACTTGGTCTGTTTCTATCTTCAACAATACTACATCGTTTTCTAATAACGTATTACTGGTGATCAATTCAACTTTACCAGAAGTAATAGATGCTGTTGATGTAATTTTCACATTGTTTACATAAACTGACGCTACTAGATTAGTATCTACCGGAGAATCTAAACAGGTTACGGTAATTGTATTTGTATCAGTAGTAATTGTTTGTATTTCTAATACTGGTATTTTATAATTTACAGATTCGGCCCAAACATTAACTAAATTGTCATCTAGTTTTAAATAGGTAATAGAAGTTGAGATAGTCTTACTTAAATTATTATCAATCAAAGTAATTGACTCTGACATAAAATAATTTTTAAATAGGTAGCTACCGGCGCCAATATTGTTTTGATATTTTAATGGGAATCCTAAAATTTGATCGTTTGCGCCAGAACCTAGTTCGTATCCAAAAATTTGATTTCCTGTAAAACTGTTTGCTTCAGAAATATCTGTATAGCTAGTACCGTTGTTAGTGAAGAGATCAAACAGCGGTGGTTGATTTACCTTGGTATGTTGTTGAGCATATAACCATTTGCTAGTAGCAACATTAAAATACCAACTTGTACCGTAATACTCTGTGCCTAAATTTACACTAACGGAATCTCTATCATTTGGAATTAGATCATCAGCACCAATAAGACGTAGTACAGGAACTTCTCCTGTTAGATCAAAATTAACAGAAAATACTTTGCCCCTAACATCTATGTCAGTATCTACGTTAAAGACTACTCTATGTCCTTGCTGTAATAGCACACCGTCAATATAGTATCCGTAGGTACCATCAACTGTAGCAAATGCATCAGTTGTAGTATCATCAATTAAATCAATGTTTTTAATTCCAGCTTTTCCAAAATTATATAATTGTAGATTAGGCTTAAATTCGATAATAGGACGTTTAGCTCTTGCTTCTAACGGATAGATCACCGGAACATTGTTAATCTCAGATGTAGCTCTAATGATTTCTTTATGGAACCACCTGTTGTAACGTGTCCATGGATTCAAGTCAGCGCTGGCTCTGCTAATTGTAGTATAATCAGGAGTCAATGGTAACTTTTTATCACCATCAAATGGAAATTCGTCAAACTCTACATTGTCAAATTTTTCATCAAATACTGTAGCAGTCCTGTCATAAGAATCTAGTAATGCGTAGTTAATTAAATTAATTGAAGACCCTACTCCTTCAACTATGTATACAACACTTGCAATTTCAATCTTCATTCCATTGCTTAACGCATATCCATTAGACATTGTATAGGAAGAATTGCCCACAATGTCGTTAACTGTTTCAGATACATCTAATGCAATAACATCAGGACCTGTTGGCAACCAATAATAGTTTGTAAAATTTATTAACTTGTCCCAATCAATTAATGGATCGTATGAATAGAATTTTGAATTAAAAATTGAATCAAGATTAGAATTCTTTCCGCCTTGTATTCTAATTTCGTTAATTAAATCGTCATAGGAAACAACATCAGTGATGTTATCATTTGCATCTTTAAAAACTAATGCTGGCTCTAAACTATAATTATTTCTTAAGGAAGATAACTCATCAAGATAAAAATCTGTAGTAGGATTATAGTTAGGCGTTATCTTCGATCCAACAAAACCGTCAAGTCTTTCAACTTGAGGAGTTTGAATAAATTGATCAATTGTACTAGATAAAAATTTAGAATTTTTATCAGTTCGTAGATATTCTGGTAGTAGGTTAACTGATTTCTTAATATCCGCCATGTTAGGTTCCACTGGTTGTTACAATTGCTGATATTGATTTTATCTGCGATGCTGTAATGGCATCAATTATTTCTATGTCTGAAATATTTGCCCCATTGATAAAAATTTCATTTGAGAGACAGGCAACTTCGTACAAGCTACCAAAACTACCAACGCTTTTAGGAGTGACTACAAAATTAGTTATGTCAGGGGTTAGTTGGTTCATTACATAAGCCGACAATTCACTAAAATAAAACGATTGTCCAAAATTCCAATTTTCTAAAGCAAAGAATTCATTAATTGCTACTAGTATTCTAGTTTTTAAATCATTATCTGTAGTTGGTTTTTCAGAATTTCTTACTGCTTTAAATTTAGCTTGTAAGCTAGTAGTAGCATTACTTCCAAATAATACTTTATATTTTACAGAATGAAAAATAATTTCATCGCTGATTGCCTTAATTGGTTCCAGACTGCTAGAGTAATTTTGTTCTAAACTACTGCTAGTCGGTGGTAATGGTTGTCTAGCAGAATTACCAGCAAGCCAACTTCTTATTTCATTATCATATCCAGTAGTCAATACATAGATGTCTATAATATTTGATTTACTAGGGTCAATACGTCTATCAGATCCACTGTTATGTATATAGTGGAAATTTAAATCCGATCTGCCTGCTCGAGCAAAATATTGATCAGTATATATTAATTTTTGAGTTAATTCAGACCAGTACTTAACAACATTTAAATCTGAGCTGTAAAAATAAAATAAATCGTTGTCTGCTACTAAATTTGTAGATTTATAAATGAAGAAATCGTCTTCAGTGTTAAAAGGAATTATTCCTGTAGTAAGAGTATATCGCAACCCATCACTTAATTTCTTAAAATAAACAAAATTCTGTTTGAATCCTGTTGTAGAATCAACGTATTCTGGGTTGACTATAGATTTAAAAGAGTCCGGATCTGCAAGCTGTCCAGTATTATTATAATCATAAAAACTTACTTTAACCTTTTTAGGTTCCACATATCCGTCAGGTTCAACTACTGGACCATCAATTTGCCAAGAATAATCTGAAGTTAGTTTTCCTGAGAAACTATTTCCTAATAACCAAACACCTGATACTTTTCTAAATGCATTATTAGTAGCAATGTTAATGTAATAATCCCCATTCTCTCCTAATACAGAAGACGGATTAGTTGTTCCGCTATACCACTGACGAGTTGACTTAGGTTCTGGGTTAACTGATAAGACATCAACTCTATCTTTAATAACAGAATTGTTTGTAAAATCATAGTTAATAGAATCAGTATCTATATAGAATGATGTTTCAGCTTGACTTTCAAATATAAAAAACAAATTCCTATAACGAACTTTGTAATTCTTTCCAGTCCAAACAAAAGCTATGATCCAGCTAGAATCTAATCCAGCATCGCTAACGTTACCTTGGTTATCTAAACTAAAAGAATTAGTTAAATTTAAATTAGAATTTAAAATTATATCCCAAGTTCTGGCATCGCTCGATATTGTTAAACCAAAATTTCTTTGGCTCATACAAAGATTTGCAATTTCATTTTCAATTGAATAATTTAAAGTATGAATATACTTAGGTACTACCTCAACTGGTACAGCTCCATGAGGAACACGACTTGCAAATATTACAGGACCAGTTCCGTCATCTAATGTACCAACTCCACTGTTGCCACCATCACCGATAACTTGGTATACCATAGACCACAGGTAGTCTTTGCCGCCTGCCGGAATAATACCTGAGGTAGGAACAGTTACTAGATTATTATTGCTGTCAAAGTACTTGCCAGTTGTTGGATTAAATTTAACTAGTGCGCCCGGGGAAACATATCTTAAATTTTGTTCTGAGTATTCACCTACTGCCATAACTCCTGAAATATTTGAGAAATAGCCTCGACTCTGTCCAGGTGTTTTATTAACTTCATTCCATGTTAACGCCAATGAAGTTAAATCTAAATTTGTATATTTTTCAATATAAAAAGAACGAATGCCATTAGATAATACAACAGGGGCTAGTGTATTCTTAATAACAGATAGCACTTGATTTCTGCTAGTAAATTCAAACTCAAAATATTCTTCAGTTTCTTCTTGATACAAAATTCCATCGGCAGCAAAAATATTTGTTTTACTATAACCGCCGGTAACATCTGAAATGTCATAATATTTGCTTAGGCCGCTACTTACTCGGTTGACACTCTTAATTTTTAATATATCAGAACCTGCAGTCAGCGGAGCAATATTATAATCTTCTCCGGTAATCATTCTATTCTGTAGGTAATAATTTTGAGGAGCCTTAGTTTGAATGCTGGCGTTTGTTTCCGGTCCAGAACTATTACTAACTGTATACTGTAGACTTAGTGTTAATTGTAACGTGTGAGTTTGATTTGACCCGTTAACGTACGGTACTTGGATAACAATACCACTCATTTGCTCAGGTTTAATAACATAAGACTTTCCATTACTCTGTCTATAGAATAATCTGAATTGCCCCTTGGGCAAATCGCCGAACACACCATCAGCAAAATTTAAATCAATCTGATCATTTTCTCTAGGAGCAATTGCATAAATGGTTCGTAAATCTTTATTAAGACTATTGTAGATAACGTTGTTACTGTTGTTAATTGTAGGAACATCTGTCCACAATGTAGCAAAATTACCATCTTTATCTAGCTGCCATAACCACACATCTGTATCGTTAATATCAGGAGTATTGATTCCTACAATTTCGTTAGGTACCGGATTATCAAGTGTAAACTGAACCATACTCAATGATCCCTGTTTAAACATAGTAAAGAATCCGGTATCTGCGCTACCCGATCCTTGATTATCATTTTTATAAACAAAACTAAATTTGTTAGCAGGTTCGGGTGCAGCTTCATATACAAATGTTTTACCAATAAACGTACATGGTGCTACTTCAAATCCCATTGATACTCCGTCAATGTTTTTATTATAGCTAAACAATGGAACATCAGTTGTTGCGCCGTTAAAATAATATTGCTCTGTTAAAATACCGTCTAATGTTTCTCTGTCAGCCGGATTTCCAAAATCAGAACTCATTGCAGAATTCATAATGTTAATGAATTGTTGGTACCAATTAGAATTAGTAGCATCATTCCATCCGATGGTAGTATTGGCTAAATTGTTTCCGTTAGAATCAATGACGCTGTCAGTTGTAGAAATAGCTGTAACTTTTAAAAAGCCGTTTGCAGGTGTGTTGCGCTTAGGACGATAGCTAATTAATTGTGCCAAACGTAGAATACTGTCACGACGTTGAGCAGTTTCTAAAAAGTTTTCTCGAGCATTTAAATCAACACGGAAACTTAGATTTTGACCTAGATACGCAATAAGGTCAATTAGAGCAATATACTCACTACTGTCAATAAAATCGTTAAAATCTTCTGGATAATTTTCCTGAAGATAGGAAATCATTGTACGTCTTAGTGTTTCAAAGTCGTAGCTTTTAAAGTCAGCATTTCGGAAAGATTGGTAAACTTTTTTCCAATCTTCGCCGACCAGTAGTTGAGAGTTAGTTGAAGGAATCATATTCTTTTCTAGATACCATATTTATTGTAAAAATTAACCATGCATATTATTGCAGTACTAGACCAACTTTCTGATCAAACACTAATTTTAATGCTGACGATTGGTCGGTATTTTTCATCACAAGAACAATATCTATTAGATATCCTTGCTCGTATTCGTTAACTTGTATTTGTGTAGGATATACTCTAGGATCAGTGTTACATATAGTCTCAATATCTTTAGTTAATACATTCCTGATCTGCGGTGTCAACGGTTCCATAAGTATATCCCAAATAATAGTACCAAAGGTGGGATTCATTACTCGTTGTCCTTTTCTTGTGTTGAAATGATTAAGAATATTTTGTTTAATCAAATCAAAGTCGTAGAGTTTAGATCCTCTGTTGTCGGGATTAGTTGTGCTAAAACCCTTATAATAGTGAGTCAGCTTGTTAGTATGTTGACTATTATAATTCGTAACATTAATTTCTAAATTCTTATAGGGCATGGTATATTTATTATTATTTTAAGAGCCGGTTTTTATAGGGTTGCCACTGCTGTCACTGAGGATGCCGCCACTGCCTGTACCTACTAATTTACCCTGTAGCTGTCCTAAAAAGCATTCATAATAACCCTTCTTCTTGGCTTTGATATCTGGCGTATTAAAGCCAATAGACTTGCAAGCCGCTTCAAAATAGTTAGGATCTGTTTGTGCAACCTTACATCTATCAAGCATGTATTTGACACTAACTTCAGCTGATATAGCAGGATCGCTTAACAATTTAGGGTTGTTAAGTAAATCTTTGTTCACCATATTACCGTAACGTTTATAGTTGGCGCGGCCGGTTAACTGAATGTAACCTCGGCCTATAAAGTTGCCGCCGTCACCTGGCTGAGTATTACCTAAACCTTTACCTTTAGCAGTTTGGTATCCGTACAAGAATTCAGGCAAACTGTTATTAGGGTTGCCTGCATATTGTTGGGCAAGTGCTTTATCACCTTTAAACACACTAGGAAACACTTGTAATAGTCTGTCTGCAGAGTAATTAAATCCTTCTTCAACTAACTTCCAACGACATTCGCCGCCTGCAATACCTAACAAAGAAGCTACTGCATAAGGACTTGTTATTCCATATTTGGCGCAGGCGGCTTTGAGGGCAGCAATACCTGGGGCGGCGGAACTAGCGTTAATATCTTTAGAAAATTCAGGAGTACAAGTTCCAGGAACAACTTCAGGTGGATTAGCAGGCTCTTGTTTGCCAGCAGCAGGATTAGGGGGAACGCCAGCAGCGACACGTGCAGATCCAGGTGCGTTTGCAAGAGTAACGTCTGTAGCAGTAGAACTAACTTTAGTAGGATTAATGTTTTCATGTTGCGGCCAAGGTTCGTGTGTTGGCACACGTTGCATGATAGTTTTAATAGTTCCAGTATTATAAAACTTACCATCGCTCCATCCGTAGCTAACTTGTTTATCCGGTAGACTAAACAGTGGCAAATCTGGAGGAACTTCTGCAGACGTTGCAATGTTTGGGGCTCCGGCTGCTGGACCATTTAAATGTACATTTGATCCAGAAATTAATACATTTCCATTAGCACCTAAATTAAGCACTCCGGCTGTACCTAGATTGATATTGCCTTCACCAGCAAGGCTTACTGCTCCCTCAGCAGAGAAATTAATTTCGCCGCCGGATTCAACGTCATACCCAAGTCCTGCTGTAATACTTACCAAACTACCAATTGTTTCGTCGTGCTTTCCTCTAACGGCAATTTTTTGGTCGCCATCAACTACAAGATAATTGTATCCTGTAATGTTAGTTTCCATATTTTTACCTGCTCGCATCTGAATGTTGCGGCCTGCTTCTATATTAACATCTCGATCGGCACGGAAGTTAAAATCTGCTTCAGTATGAATACTAACACTGTCTGCGGCGTAGATATCAATCTTACCATTACTGGTCATTTCAATCCATGCGGTGCCTTTACTGTTAGCAATGTAGATTAAGTCTTGACTATTGTGCATTAAGATTTGATGACCTGTTCTTGTTCTAAGTCTAATCAGTTCATTCTGTCCGTTGACATCTCCGTCATCCATGACAAAACTACTGCCGCCAAGTCTACTAACAGGTGCTTGTGCATTTCCTTCGTAACCCAACTTACCTCGTTTAGCACCAGCACTATCATCAAGCGGGCCAGGGGTGCTAATACCAAACACTCCGCTAGGTACTTCTCGCCTTGCACTACTAGAAGTAACGCCGCGAGCTGTGTCTAACAACAATCCTTGCTGTACCAATCTATCTGCAAAAGGATGTACTGGTTTAGCAAATCTTTCTACGTTAGGGTTTTCTAACTTCTTAGAGCTTTTGTGAAATTCTGCAACGGGCAAATAATCTGTGCCGTATTTTCTACGCTGTTCTTTTGTGACCGCAACTTGTTTGCTGGCGGCAATACCAGGCACCATATGATTTTGAAATACATCAGCTACACATCCCATCCAATAACCTTGATTAGGATCTCCGTCAATAAAGATAACCATAACTGTGGTTCCAACGTCTGGAGGTACTGCCCAAAAACCGTAGCTCTTTTGTACATCATTAAAATCGCTGCTGTTAGTTCCTTCGTGCCTAATAGAAGTATTGCCTGCAAAAGGACTTAGGTAACGAACTACATAAGTTTCGCCTTGAATCTTTGTAGAGCTAGGCATACCTTTAATTAAAGCAACTTCAAGTCCGCCCATATAAGTTGGATCAAGATGGTTTGTTACTTCTGCAAGGAAGGGGCCCGGATTAGGTAGTGGGGCACGTTTTCTTGTTTCAAATCCCATATATTATCCTATGTTAAAGGTTCCGTTTATTAATTTGTTTAGTGGACTAGCAGATGCGCTACTTCCAAATTTAGCACTAACTGATCCTATTAAATTTTTATCTAGGATAGGAACAGATCCAGTTAATCCAGATAGTTGAGATTGGCCAGATACAGCTTTGTCTTTTATAGAATTAACATCCACTGCATTAAACTGCCCAGTAATATTAGAAAATGGGTTAACCTGCGATGTAGGTATATTAGCCAGCGCAGATGCAACTACCCCAGCTGGTAAAAGATTACCTGATATACTTTTAATATCACTAACTCCGTATAAGTTTGCCACGGCAGTAGCGCCTCCTTTAGCAGCAACTTCGTTGACATAAGCAATGTCTACTCCAGGTGCAGGTGCAGTTGAATAAGGCATGGTAGGAGGAATATTTTTAATCTTGCTTGGAGAAATATAATCTAATACAACACCGGCGTCTGCAGCCTGAGAAAGATTAACTCCTTCGGGTGTATTATTTCCAAAACTTGCAATTTGATTTAAAGATTTACTTTGGTATTGCCTACTTAAACCAGACAGTTGTGAAACGTCCAGTCCTGCCCGAGCACCAATTGCGTTGGGGTCAGCAGTAGATCCGTTAAATGCTGCAATCTTGCTGCCAATGTCGTTAACAAAGGGAGAAATTTTAGTTCCTAAACTACTAATTATTCCAACAGCGGCTACTCCTAATTCTTTTGTTCCGCCAAGTATACTGTTGACTGATCCGTTGGCTAGCCTAGTTGGATCAATTGTAGAACCAAACTTAACATCTAATGCTGTAGGATCTGTGACTACACCTGGCAGTTTAATTGTGGCACCTTCTCCTATACCAGACCCTATGTTTGGTTTGTTAAGAACAGATGCAATAGCTATACCGCCAATTGCCGTAGCAACAGCACCCAGTGCTCGGGGTACCGGAATGTTACCTGTTAACACGTTTGCGGCCACGGCAATTAAAGCAGCAGAACCTAATCCTGTTTGATTTATAGCTCCGAGGCCAGACGAATTTAATCTAATATTAGAAGATATATCAATAGGCAAAGGTTGCCCTATTATAGAAGAACCTGCTGATAGTACCCCGGATCTTAATACACTGCCAGGGGTTTGCATTAACATTCCGGCTGTAGATCCGCCAAGGCCTCCTGTGGCCGCAGTAAAGTTACTTAACTCACCAGGTAAGCCGGGACTTGGCAAGCCCCTATTAAGTTGTTCCATTGCTGTACTTGAATCTAATCGTCGACTTGGATTTTCTGCTCTAGTAGTATCCGGAATAACACGATCAACAACCGACGGGGTAGTGAT